CCGGGCACCTGTGCCGGCTGCTTGCCGCCTTCGGTCGGATGCGGCGAGCCGGTGCCGGGCGCCGGTTCCGGCTCGTTACCCTCGCCGCCAGGCGGCGGCGCCGCCAACAATTTGTTTAGGCCGAGCGTGCCGGAAAGCACGATGCCGAATTTCTCCGCGCGCTTGGCGTCCTCGGCGATTTGCTGGTCGACCGCGACCGGATCGAAGCCCATGCCGCGAACGACTTGGCTGCGCGCCTTGAGGCCGGCATTGATGGCGAGGACTTCGGCCTGCATATCCTTGAGCGGATCAATCCATTGCCATGTGGGAGGAATCCACAAGCTGACCTGATAGGGCGACGGATCGGCCGCGTAACCTTTGAGCTTGAGCGCGTCGGCGAGGATCGCCGCATCTAAAAACCATTGCGACACCGGCCGGCACAGCTGAAACGCGACCACGTGATATTGCAGCGTTTCCAAACGCCGACGCGCCTCAAGCATCGCCGCGCGCTGGTTGCCGTAATTTGCCCGGGTCGTATCGCCGGTCACGCCCATGTAGGGCAAGCCGACCGCCGCGCAAAAGCGCGTCAGCGCGCGATATTGAAACGCCTCATAGCCCGGGCCGACGTCCGCCGGCGCCGCGACCTTCACGTCCTCGCCCGGCACCAGCTGGTGCACGGATGCCGGTTGCAGATCGATCGTCGGCGTATCGTCGCCGGCGCCGGCGGCGCCCGCGGCTTGCGCCTCGCGCACCTTGTCAAGGAACGTCGCGCCCGGGTCCTCCCGGGTGACGAACACGCTAAACAAGGCCGCCGTTTTTTTGCGTTCGAATTCCGCGTCGTCGTAACCGTCAAGCATCCACAGGCTGACGATGGTGGATGTCATCCGCGGCAAGCCGCGGATTTGCCCCGACTCGATCGGATCGAAAATATGCAGCACGTCCGATGCCGGCACCCGCACCTTGACGCCGAAATTCATGCTTTGCGTCACGTCGCCGGGATGGACTTTCCAAAACCAGTAGGCGACCCGCTGACCGATCTGATTATATTCGATGCCCTGGCGAACGCGGTTGCCGTTCTCCAAATAAAGATTGTACTCGACCGGCAACTGTTCGGACGGCAGCAATTCCAATTGCAGCGGCACCGACAAACCGTCTGAGAGGCGGCGCGGGCGCCGGCGCACGAAACATTCGCCGGCAATGAACAGCTCGCGGCCGATCCGCTTTTGCAAGCCGTAAAAATCGGTCACGCCCTCGTTGTCCGCCTCGTCGGTCCAGCGCCCCCACAAATCTTCGATTTGTTTTTTGGTATCGCCGAGGGCATCGGGCCACGCCGGCGTAATGCCGCTGCCGATCAGGTTGGAGGCGAAGCACTCGACCGCGGCCGTGGCGTAGGGATTGTTTCGCGTGAGGTAACGCGAGCGCGCAACGACCGTGCGGCCCGATTGACCGATCAGCGTATTGACGTGCGCACGCGACGGCGTCCAGTTGGCAAGCCGGCGCGACATGCGCCCGGCCTCCAGCTCGGGCGAAATCGCGCGCGCCGGCGACCGCTTCGGCGTGCCAACGCGCTTCGGCGGGGCGACCTTGCGGCGCGCGCGGCGGCGATCGGGCAGGGTGCGCTTGACGGCCATCACAGGTCCTTTGAGCTGGTCAGCTTGTAAGTGCGCACAACGTTGCCGCCGCCGGCCGCATCGAGCTGCTGCTCGACCAGGCCGATCGCGCGCGTCAGCTCGTCAAGCGAGCGAAATTCGGTGCGCGTGTCGCCCTGCGAAATCGAGCGCAGGCCGTTCGAGCGCAGCCGGTACAGATGTTCTAGGCGTGCCTGGAGCTGGCTGACTGTCGCCATGTAGTCCCCACGTGTTCGCCGCTCGCCGCCGGCGCCGAGGCAGGCGCGGGCGCCGGTTCGACGGCGGCTACTGAGGGTTTCCGGTGCCGCTCGCGCCGGACGCGCCGGCGTTAGCTCCCGCGCCAGGCGCCGGCGACGGCGAGGAAGCGGAGGAAGGAGGGCCGTTGCCGAACGCGTTGTTAAACGCGCGCAGCTGATCGACGCCAGCGCGCGCGGCGCTGATATTGTCCTTGGCGCGCTGCTTTTCCTTTTCCAGATCGGTGCCGATTTCCAGCATCGACGCGCCCATGTCATCCCATTCCGGGTCCATGAACTGTTTGACGATGCCGACGAACCCGCCGAACCCGGCGACCTTCGCAACCATTTCGTTCTCCACTTGTTTGAGGAAACGCAGCACGATCAGCTGGTCGAGTGTCAGCGCCGGGATACGGCCGCGGTGAAGCGCCCGCACCTGATCGGCGGTCAACCAACCGAGTGATTGTTGCGTCACATGAAGCTTGATTGACGCGAGCGCGAACGCCCGGGCGCGGCGGAAGCCGGCGGCGAGGCCTGCGCGGTAGGGCGCGCGGATAGTGCCGGCGCGGCCGGCGCCGGCGCCGCAATCCTGACCGATGCCGGCGCGAGCAGATCGGGATTGATCAGATGATCGGGCGCGCCGCGCAGCTTCGCCAGCTCTTTCCATTCATCGGCGGTCATACGCGAGAGGCCGAGGTAATCGGCGATGGCGAGATTGTACACGCGGCAGTCCAACCAGTGATTTGGGCCGGCCTCTTTCCACTCGCACCGCGTCCGGCCGCGGAATGGCACGGTTTGCAAATATTCGTTCGTCAATTGTTTGAAATATTCTTCGGTCAAAGAGTCGTGGAAATGGCAGCAACCCGGCGGCTCGACCTCGGCGCCCTCGACGAGCCGCGGCTTGCGCAGATCGGAATAGAATTGATTTTTCAACGACCAGGTGCCAACCGTCCACAAGGTCGCGCCGTTTTTGATTTTCTTCCCATACAGGTCAAGATCGACCAGCGACGGAGTGCCGATCGCCGGGCGCGACCAGCCGTCGCCGCCCTTGACCGCGAAGGCGTTGGCGCGCTCGCGACACCAAGCGTAAACAATGTGCGCACGGAAACCGGAGTCGACGGCAACCGCGTCAACGCGGCGCGCGCCGCCGAAACTATCCGGCCATGCCTTTTCGTAAACTTCGGTCAGCTTGGCCCAGCTGCCTAAACGATGATCGGACGTGTCGCCATCAAGGACGCCGGCCTCAACGACCCACGTGGCGCGATCCGGCGCGAACGCCAGCACTTCGAAGTAAATCGCGTTCGCCTGGATATCGGCAGCGAGTGTAAGCAGCAAGCCAAGCGGCGGGATACGCGCGCGGTCGTATTTCTCGCGCAGCGCCATCAAGCGCACATGGTCGGGCGCGTCGCCCTTGACTTCATAACCCCGCCCCATGGTCAGGGTGTCGTAGCCCTTTTGTTTGGTCGCGTCGCCATTGATGCCGAGTAACCGTTCCGCGATCACGTCCCACGGCACGAATGGCGACGACATGGCATCGAAGTGCCAGGAAATATATTTGCCCGGGCCGGGCTTTGTCGCGATCCAGCCGCCGCCCGCCAGGTGCGCACGCTGGACCAGCGCATTCTTTTCGTGCGCCTGGATTTCGCTGCCGCAATGCGGGCACGAATACCACGGCTTGTAAGGATACGTTTTGTTGAAATGGAAATGTTTCGGATCGTCAGTGAACCAAAACAGGCTACGGCAATGCGGGCAGACCACATGCCAATAACGCTGATCGCCGCCCTCGAACGCCAGGTCGAACGCATCGCCCTTGAGGACCGGCGTGGAGATCCAAAGGTCTTTCCACTCGCCCGACGCCAGGAACGACTCGTAGGCGCCGGTGATCATGTCATGGGGGGAACCTTCGCCCTCAAGGTCATCCGGGTAGCCGGCCGCCTCGTCGCGGATGACTTTCTTACGCGTCTTACCGCGCAGGCCCGGCGCCGACGAGGCGTTGGCCATCAAGATCGAACCGCCGGTAAAGCGCTTGATGTAGGCGGTCGAACCCTTGCCCGAACGCGCGACCTGATCGAAGATCGCCTCGGCCATCGCCGGCGACCACTCGCGCGCGCGCTGGAATTTTTCCCCGATAAACTCGGTAAGGCTTTCGCTGGTCGGTTCGATCAGAAAGACGTCTTCCGGTTCCTCGCACGCGGTGTAGCCGCACGCGGCAATCGCCAGCGTGGTTGCGCCGATTTGTTTGGATTTCTGAAAAACTGCCTTATTGCCGGGCGCCGCGTTGGCGAAGAAATTCAGCGGTTCGATCAGATACGGCGTCAGCTCAAAATCAAGCGGATGACCCTTACGCGGACCGTCCGGCGCGATCATATGCTTTTCCGCCCACGCGACCGGCGTCGTCGGCGTGCGTGGCGCGAGCACGGCCGTCAGCGCGGCGACGATCGCGGCAACGGTTGCTGATCGCTTGAACATCATTCGGCCGTTTCGGTGTCAGCCTCGACCGCGGCGGCGGCCAGCTTGGCGAACTCTTGTACGCAACGGGTGCGCTGCTCGCGGATCATGGAACGCATAGCGTCGCGAAACTCACTCATGCCCTTTTGAGCGGCGCCGTATAACGGCTCGAGGCGCGTCAGCGGCAGCTCGAGCACCCGCAAGATCGCCGCGCCGCAATCGCTCGCCGCCTGTTCGACTTGGTCTCGAGGAAGCAACTTCCCGACCTTTTCTTCATACTCAAGCTGCGCCAGGCGGGCGCGATAGACCTCGGTCAGGGTCTTCGCTTTGGTCAGGCCGGCGCTTTCGCGCGGCGCCGCGTTCGGCGCCTCGGGTTCCGCTTCCGGCGCTTCGCGCAGCGTGACGCGCTCGCGGGTTTCGCCGAGCGTGCGATCGGCCGCCGCGACGTCGATCAGCTTGCGGCCATGGCGTTCGATTAGCGCAAGCTTTTCCTTTTTCACCAGGTCGGCAATCGCCTGGCGTGACACGCCGCGGTGACGCGCGTATTCCGCTTGCGTCATGAGCAAGGCAACGTCGTCGTCCGCCATTGTCAGATAGCGAGCAGCGCGCCGCGCTCGACTCCCGTCGCCTCGAATGTGCGGCTATCGCCCTCAAGCCGCGCCGCGTGGCCGGTGAAATCCTGCCAACGCCTTACCGCAAGGTCGGCGTAGGCGGGCGCGATTTCGGCGCCGTAGCAAACGCGGCCGGTCATTTCCGCCGCAATCAACGTTGTGCCGGAACCGAGGAAAGGATCGTAAACCAGCTCGCCCGGTTTCGAATTGTTCAAGATCGGTTTGCGCATGCAATCGACCGGCTTTTGTGTGGAGTGGCCGGTGCGCGCGTTCGGGCCGTCTGTTTGCGACGTGAACCCTACCAGCGACGCGATATCCCAAACGGTTGTTTGCCGCCGATCGCCCGCCCAATGGCCGGTTGCGCCCTTGCGCACCACGTACCAGCACGGTTCATGCTGCCAATGGTAATGCCCGCGCGAAATAGCAAATTGCGGCTTGCGCCAGATGATTTGCGCACGCCGCTCAAAGCCGGCCGCGTCCAGCGATAGCGCCACTTCCGGCGAGTGCAGCGAAGCGCACCACACATAGGCCACGTCGCCAGGAAACAACCGCCAGGCCGGCGACCAATCGACCTGCCCATCGTTCGTTACTTCGCCCGCGGCAACGAACCGCCGATCCGCCGAGTCGGCCGATTGCGCCCGCCGCGTCGCCTCGACCTCCGGTGTCGCGCGCCAGGCCGGGTCGTAATCCACACCGTAGGGCGGATCGGTATCCATAAGGTGCGGCTTGGCGCCGGCGAGCAGCGCGGCGACCAGCTCGGGCGACGTGCAATCGCCGCACGCGACGCGATGCTTGCCGCACAGCCAGATATCGCCGGCTTGGCTGACCGGCCGCCCCATCGTGTCCGGAATCGTGTCCGGATCGGTCAGGCCGATCGCGCCGCCGGGCAAGGCCTCGCCGCTCGCCGCCGCCATCGCCGCGGCGAGCAGCTTTTCGACTTCCTTGTCCGTGAAGCCCGCCGCCTTCGCCATGCCGGCCTCAAGCGCCGCCAGCTCGCGCGCCAGCTTGGCGTCATCCCACGTCGCGTCCAGCGCGATCCGGTTATCAGCAAGCGCGTAGGCGCGCCGTTGCGCCTCAGTCAGATGCCCGAGGCAGATCGCCGGCACCTCGGCGAGGCGGCGCAGCTTGCCAGCGCGCCATCGCCCCTCGCCGGCGACGATCAGG